ACAACAAGTAACTTTGCATGATGGAACTTACATTCAAGATGTTAAACAATGGTTGCTTGACAATGAATATACCGTTGCATCAAATGGTGCAGTTTATCAAACAAAGAACAGAGGATTTCTTCCGACTATTCTAGAAAAATGGTTTGATGAACGTGTTGAATATAAAGACAAACGAGATGAATATGAAGTAGGTTCTGAAGAATATAAATTCTATGATGCATTGCAATTAACACAAAAAGTATTGCTCAATTCATTTTATGGAGTATTAGGACTTAAAACATTCCGATTCCATGATTTAGATAATGCAGGTGCAATTACGGCAGTTGGTCAAAGTATTATTAAATTTTCAGCAAAAGTTATCAATAATCATTATACAAAAGAAATAGGTCAAGACTATTTTATTAATTCAACTAAAGGTAAAGCAGAATTTGCATTTTATACTGATACAGATTCAACCTTTGTATCCAGTTTACCGCTTATTCAAAAAAGATACCCGAATTTTGATGAAACTAATGAGCAATTTATGATTGATCAAACCAATGCAATTGCATCTGAAGTACAAGGATTAGTAAACAAAATGTATGATCGATATTCGGTAGTATTTCATAACACAGAAACGCATCGTTTTAAAATTAAACAAGAATATGTTGCAAAATCTGGTTTATGGATTGCAAAAAAACGATATGCACAGTGGGTTATTTTTAAAGAAGGTAAACCTACGGATAAATTAGACATCAAAGGATTAGATGTAGTTCGATCTTCATTCCCAACTGATTTTAAAATGATCATGAAGGAAACTTTATGGCATCTACTTAAAGAAAAAGATAAGACTGCAACCACTGATATGATTCATAACTTTAAATCTGGATTAAAAAATTCTCCAGTATTAAATGTAATGAAGAATTCCGGCGTTAAAGAAATATCAAAATATACAAAGAAGCGTAAACCTTTCACAGGTTATATATCAGGTACTCCGGCTCATGTTAAATCTGCAATCAATTTCAATGATTTGCTAAGTATGCATAATATTCGAGATATCGATCCAATTACAGATGGCGAAAAGGTTAAATGGGCATATGTATCAGATAATCCATATGGCTTTGAAACAATTGCACTTCGAGGTTATCAAGACCCAAAAGTTATTGAAGAATTTGTTGAACAGTATATCGATCGAAATAAAATTTTTGATAAAGAATTAAAAAACAAATTAGATGACTTTTATGCTGCAATGAATTGGGGAGCATTTCCTGAAAATAATAATGTAGCTAAATTCTTTTCATTTGGAAAATAAAAATAAATTCATTATAATATAGTATGATTGGTTATAAAAGCGTATGGTTCGGCAAAGAAGTAGAAGGTCGATTTACCGATGTAGAAACAATGTTTGTTTCTAATTTCAATACATTGTTATTAGGAAAAGAACATTGGAAACCTGTAGCACATGTTTATATTTGTTCTCCAGCAACTCGTCAACTAATTGATGGCAACTTAAAAGGATTTAATTGGGACAATATATTCAATATGATGTCTGATAAACAATTTGTCTCAATTGAAGTTGAACCTGGTATGTTAGAAAAGATACCGCCGATGATTAGAATTCGAGCACATATTCTTTTGATGCTTAATGAAAAGGATGCTGGATTGTTAAAGAAAACAGATAGCATTAAAGTTGTATATAATGATTATTCATTGTATTGTACAACGGTTCATAATATGCAACAAGTATTGCCAGATGATTATAAATTTGATAGATTCGAACAATGATTCAAGGACTTATAGCAGGTAGTTTTGATGTCATTCATCCAGGATACATTGCAATATTCGACCAGATGATGGATGAATGTGATGAAGTAGTAGTATTTTTACATACCGATCCAACAATAGAACGTCCCGAAAAATGCAAACCGATATTGAGTGTAGAAGAACGTATGGACATATTAGGATCATTACATCAAATTGATTGCATATTAACATATACTCGAGAAAAAGAATTATACACTCATCTCAAGAATTTTGAAGTAACTCATTTGTATGAAAATAATAATACAACGGTTGTTAGATATCTAGGAGATGATTATATTGATAAACCATTTACGGGAGATGATTTAGCATTTCCAATTCGTTATTTGAACAGAGACCATGGTTGGTCAACCACTAAATTTAAAAAGTTGATAGCAGATGAAGTACAGCGTAGTAGTAACATTTAGTATTGAAGGGTTTCATTGTTGGCCCGATGCTAAAGATGTTTTTCCAGAAGTAGCATTTTTATCATATCGTCACCGACATATGTTCGGCTTTCGTTGTTATGCATCTGTAACACATACAGATCGCGATGAAGAGTTTATTTTATTGAATCGCAAGATACAAAAAGCATTACGTATTGGATTTACATCTCCGATAACTAATGTATTGGAATTTGATTCAATGTCGTGCGAAATGATTGGAGAATGGTTATTAGAACAATTTCCATCTCTTTATAAAGTAGAAGTTTGGGAAGATTGGGAAAATGGTGCAATCATTGAAAGATAATATGACAGTATTTTTAGTAGATTTAGAATCAATACCGACACGATATACGTGCGAATGGAAAACTCATGTACCAAAACTATTACGAGATAATGGATTCGATGTTCATGTTGTAGAAGGAGACCAGTTTATTCCAGAAGCAACGACACCCGGTGCATTTTTAAATTTTGGCGGTACTAACATGTATAAAGCAAAACAAGTTTATCATTTGGCATACTTGTTTACTAAAGGACATATTAAAGCAGGAGATCATATTATCTTTACAGATGCGTGGCATCCAGGTATCATTAATGTAAAATATATGAGCGAGCTTTTAAATATTCCCGTTGTAACGCACGGACTTTGGCACGCGGGTTCATATGACCCAAATGATTTTTTAGGTCGTCTCGTAGGAGATAAACCATGGATTAGGCACGCTGAGCAATCAATGATTGCGGCATATGATCATAATTGGATTGCAACCGCAGCACATTTTGATTTAATGCGTAAAACATATGATGTTTATTTAAATCCAACATTTAATCGTACGGGCTGGCCAATGGAATACACTCATGACATGATTGCTCCGAAGCTTTGGGCTAAAAAAGAAAATATCATCGTTTTTCCACATCGTATTGCTCCAGAAAAGCGTTTAGATTTATTTCAAGAATTAGCATCGCGACCTGAATTAAAACATTATCAATTTTGCGTAGCAATGGAAATGAATTTAACTAAAACAGAATATCATGAATTGCTTCAAAGATCTAAATTTGCAGTATCATTTGCAGATCAAGAAACATTAGGTATTTCAATGTATGAATCTGCGTGTGCTGGAGCATGCCCAATTGTTCCAAATCGTTTATCATATACAGAAATGTATGATCCGTTATTTAAACAAGCTGACAGTATAGATGACGCAGTTACTGCAATATTGAAATATGAACAACAAGATTTATCAGAACCAATTGCACAATTGGTAAATAAATTACACAATAACTTTTTTTCAGCAACAAACTTAATTAATAATTTAAAGGAATACAATGAGCGATAATAAAAGATTCATATACTTTCCATCTTTATCTGCAGGTTCTATGGTATCTGCATTTAAGAAAGATATGAAGTTTACAAGCGGCGATCCTGTCAAGTTCTTTGATTCCCGATATCCAGAAAAATGGCGTCACCCATACTTCTTGATTACAGCGGGACATCATTACAAGAAAATGGATTTCCGCGATCAACTAGGATTAGAAAAAGATGTTTTGGTATTTGGTGATTCAGGAGGTTATCAGATTGCAACCGGAGCATTACCATATAGCAATGAATTGCGCGAAAAGATTTTTCATTGGTTAGAAGCAAATAGTGATGTTGCTGCAAACTTAGATATTCCACCTAAGACAAAATATAAAAATAAATTTGTTGAATGTGCTGACATTAGTTATGATAACTTTGCATATTTTGAAAAACATCAAAGCGGCAAGACTAAGTTTCTTAACATGTTGCAAGGATCTAACACAGATGAGTATACTTGGTGGTATCATAAATTTAAGCATTTTGATTTTCAAGGATGGGCAATTGGGGGTCCGCAAAAATTAGTTGATTTCATGTTTGCGGTATCTTTGATGCTTAAAGAGCGCGAATTTGAAAATGAACGATTAGAATATGTTCACTTACTTGGTATTAGTAAAATATCTGATTTTTTCATTTTAGCAACATTGCAAAAATTAATGAATATACATTATGGTAATAGAATCTATATCACAACAGATTCTAGTTCACCAGGCCAATATCCAGTATTTGGAACATATCTTCATTCTACAAATTACAAGTCACAAACCTTTTCAGAATTATATTTTCCAAAGAATGCAGAATATCGTCGACAAGCACATATTCGTCAAGGTAAAACGGGTGAGGTTGCAATTGATTTATCACAACATGTTCCTTGTGCATTAGGATGTCCTGCGTGTGAAGATTTCACGTATGATTTATTAGGTGGTAAAACAGATGCAGGTTTAGATCGTTATTCGCAAGAAGCTATGCCAAGAATGGTTGTACATAATACGCATTTATATGTACAGGCTGCAAATGAAATCAATCAATTGGTTGATAGCCATGTTGAATTATTAGAAACAATGATTCCGAAAGATTTATATGATGTAATTCTTTCTTTGCATGAAATGTTTGCAGACCCAGACAATGCACCACAAGTATACGAAAAATATATCAAAACATATAAAAAATTCGGTGGAAGTAGTATATCCACAACGGATGCAGAACAATTTAATAAATTCTTTACTTTTTAATTGGAATAAAAAATGGAAAAAAGCAAGTTACAATCGTTTATCAATCGTTATTATTTAGCAGGAAACTGCGAAGCGGTTACGTTGAAAGAACAAGATGGTGCAATTGGGTGTGAACTAATTGATATGGATCAAACCATCGTAGGAAAAATTAAATGGAATACCGCACCATTTATGAAAGGTATGTTAGGTATTAATCATACCGGAGCATTAATTAAGATGCTAGGAGCTGTAAATGAAAATATCACAATTGATGTAAAAGAGGCAGCTGGTAAGAATTATGCAATGAAAATTTCTGAAGGTAGTACACAAGCAACTTTTATGTTAGCTGACACGACAGTTATTCCGGCAGTACCCTCAATCAATGCAGAGCCTGACTATGAAGTTACAATCCCGGTAAATGAAGAATTTATTAGTAAATTTATCAAAGCAAAAAATGCACTACCAGATGCAAAGAATTTTGCAGTGCAAGTTGTAAATGGTAATGTTAAATTCATTATCAATTATTCAACCGTAAATGCAGATAATATTTCTTTTGAAGTAGGAACCACACCAGGCGCCGATATGGACCCGGTTTGTTTCTCGGCAGATAAATTAAAAGAAGTATTAGTAGCAAACCGCGGAGATTCGGGAGAATTAAAAGTATCTCCAGATGGCTTAGCTCGTATTGAATTTACTGGTGCTGACTTTGAATCAACTTATTGGTTAGTAATGCTACAAAACTAAGATGGTAGTAAAAATAGTAAATAATTCAGACAATGCACTCCCACAATATGAAACTAATGGGAGTGCTGGTCTAGATATTAAAAGTGCAGAAAATGGACTTCTAAAACCAGGTCAGTTTAAATTGATAACAACTGGTTTGCGAGTTGAAATTCCATACGGTTATGAAATACAAGTAAGACCTCGAAGTGGGTTAGCTAAGAATTATGGTATTACTGTATTAAATAGCCCAGGCACCATTGATGCAGATTATCGAGGCGAAATTGGCGTTATTTTAATCAATCATGGCCAATATGACTTCGAAATTAAATCAGGTGATAGAATTGCACAATTAGTAATAGCTCCGGTGGAACGAATACAATGGCAAGCAGTAGGTTCATTAGATTCTAGCACAAAACGAGGAGAAAAAGGTTTCGGATCAACAGGTAAATAAATAAATTATGTTTGGACAACAAGAAAATACACTTTGGGTTGAGTCCTTCCGCCCAGATACATTGGAGGGGTATATTGGCAATGAACACATCATTGAAAAAGTTAAAATTTTCATTGAAAACGGCGATGTTCCGCATTTGTTATTTTATGGTTCAGCTGGTACTGGTAAAACTACCTTGGCAAAGATTATTGCAAATAGCGTGGATGCTGACTTAATGTATATAAACGCTTCGGATGAAAACTCAGTAGATGCAGTTCGAGATAAGATTAAGCGATATGCATCAACAGTAGGTTTCCGCCGTTGGAAAATTATTATTCTAGATGAAGCTGATTATTTGACACCTAATGCTCAAGCAGCATTACGTAATTTAATGGAAACATATAGTAAAACAACACGTTTTATTTTAACATGTAACTATGTTGAAAAGATCATTGATCCAATTCAATCTCGTTGTCAGACATTTGCAATTACACCTCCAGGTAAACCAGATGTAGCAAAACGATTGGTTGCTGTTTTAAATGAAAAAGGTGTTGAATATGATATTAAAGATGTTGCTGCAATTATCAATGCATCATATCCAGATATTCGTCGAGCACTTAATGCAGCACAAGCATCAGTTGTTAATGGAAAATTGCAATTAGATAAAGCAAGCGCTATTCAAGCAAATTATATGACTGAAATTTTGGAAGTATTAAAAAATGCTAAAGACAAAAAAGCATCTTTCAATAAGATCCGTCAAATTATTGCAGATAGTAAAGTAAAAGATTTCACACCATTATATACATTTCTTTATGACAGTTTGGATGAGTTTGCAACAGGTCATGTTGCACCATGCATTTTAATTATTGCAGAATCGCAATTCAAAGATGCATCGGTTGTAGATAAAGAAATTAATATTATGGCAATGTTTGTTAATTTATTAGGAGAACTATGAGTAAAATGAATGTTAATATTGGACCTAATGATATGCAACCAATTCAATGCAAAGAATGTGATGGTATGTATTTTCGTCAAGTAATGGCAATCAATAAAGTGTCAAAATTCTTAACTGGAGCAGATAAAGACACAATGGTACCAATTCCGGTATTTCGTTGTGATGATTGCGGCTGTATTCCAGAAGAATTTCAACCAATCAAAGTAAAAAAATAATGTCGATATCATATCATAAAGATTTAGTTACCATTGTGTTTAAAACTTCTAATAGAAGTAATGCAAACACAAAAATGAAATCATATCGAAACAAATCTATAGATGATATTTTAGATGCAAAGAAACTAGTAGGAATACCAGATAAGGCAGTTATACTAGAAATAGGAATGGGTGAACAATTAGAACAACAATATCGTAAAAAATACAATTTATAATGGCAGAAGAAAAACGTAAAGCAGCTACAATGTTTGATTTTATTGATGGGGTGACTCATAAAAAGAAAGAATGGTCAAAATGGTCCGATGTAGATCAAAAAGCATTCAGCCCTTACATGATGAATCGATTCTTATCAATGCGAATGGAATTAACAGAATTAATCAACGAATTTCAAACATATACAATTGGATTACTTCGTCCGCAAGAGACATATAAATTGTATCATGAATTACTGCCAAATAACAAAGCATTTGCAAAATACATAAAAGGTAAATCAGAAGATAAGTTTGACAAAGAATTAGTTGCTCAAATAGCTGAACATTATCAAATAAGCAAATCAGAAGCATCTGATTATGTTGAATTAATGGATAAAACAAGTTGTGAGCGCATTTTAACAATGTACGGATACAGCGAAGGCGACAAAAAGAAAATGTTGAAAGGAATCAAGTGAGTATAAATACACAAACACACTACAAAGGCAAGGATAGCCTTTATAAATTTGCAGAAGAGTGGGGTTTGAATACCTATGAATTTGATATCATTAAACGCATTGTAAGATGTCGGCATAAAGGTTCCTTTGAACAAGATTTAACTAAGACAAAAGATCTTATTGACATTTATTTGAAAGAACAATTGGATTCTAACAAATAATTCTATATAATATAGAAAAATGGCAAATCACGTTTATAGTTATTTTGAAATTACATTCAAATCAGAAGAAGATTGTAATAATTTTGCAGAATGGATTGGATTAGATCCGAAAAATGAAAATATAACATGGGGCGAGCGAATCGAAGCATGTTGCAACATCATGATGGATAATTTATATCCTGATAACGAAGATACAAGACAAT